AAGGGCAAAATGGTCAAGATGGCTGGCGGCGGGATGTGCTGATATGAGAGCCAGTCGAGGCATGGGAGCCGTCCTCCCATCCAAGATGCCTTCCGGCAAGCGTAAAGCCCGCCGGGATGACACCGACTTCACGCAGTACGCTGAAGGCGGTAAAGTCAAACGCTTTGATGAAGGCGGGGGAGTGGACGCCCCAAAACTCAGCCCGCGTAGTGTGTCTGAAAGCGATTACGACACCAAGTTCAACGCGAAACCGTTGGGCGGAATGGTGTCCAAAGATCAGAAAGCTATTTTTGGCAGGCTGTCCGCTTCCAAGAAACTGGATCGGGACAGCGAACTCAGCGCATATTTGGATGCGGGGCTGTCGAAACGAGAACGTGACCGTTTAAGAGCGAACCTTGGGGGCGTAGGGGTCAACTACACACGCCAGTTTGACGAAGGCGGCAAAGTTAATGCGGCTGGCAATTACACCAAGCCCAGTCTGCGCAAGCGGATTGTGAGCCAAGTCAAAGCTGCCGCAACGCAGGGCACCGGCGCAGGGCAATGGAGCGCGAGAAAAGCCCAGCTCGTAGCCAAGAAGTACAAGGCCGCTGGCGGCGGCTACAGGGACTGACATGAAGGCCCCTCAAAAATCCCTGAGCGACTGGGGCAAACAAGATTGGACGACTAAAAGTGGTAAAAAATCTTCTGACACGGGTGAGCGATATCTTCCAAAAGCTGCGATTAAAAGTCTCAGCGCTTCTGAGTACGCTGCGACAACGCGGGCAAAACGTGCTGGCAAAGCTAAAGGGAAGCAATTCGTGAGTCAACCCAAGACTATCGCAAAGAAAACAGCAGGGTTTAGATAATGGCAACCTCCGGCACCACCGCTTTCAATATGGACCTCACGGAAATCGTGGAGGAGGCGTTTGAACGCGCCGGTGGTGAGCTACGTACCGGTTACGACCTGCGCACGGCCAGTCGGTCCATGAACCTCATGTTTTCTAACTGGGCCAATCGTGGCCTGAACATGTTTACGTATGAGCAGGGGTCCATCAATCTGGTGGCAGGCACTGCTACGTACAACCTCCCAACCGACACGGTGGACTTGTTGGAGCATGTGATTCGCACGGGCGCAGGTAGCTCTTCAACACAGGCAGACCTGACCATTACCCGGATCAGCGTCTCCACCTACGCCACAATCCCCAACAAGCTGGCTCAGGGTCGGCCCATTCAGGTTTGGATTGAGCGTCTTGACACGCCAAGAATCACGGTTTACCCAATCCCAGACAACTCGCAGCCCTACGTGTTTGTGTACTGGCGTTTGCGCCGCATGCAAGACGCTGGCACGGGTGTCAACACCATGGACATGCCATTCCGCTTCTACGAGGCAATGACGGCAGGTCTGGCTTACCACCTTGCCCTGAAGATTCCCGGCGCTATGGAGCGCTTGGGTGTCTTGAAGCAGCAGTATGACGAGGCTTGGGACTTGGCATCCTCCGAGGACCGCGAGAAGGCGGCAGTCAGGTTTGTCCCTCGTGCAACTCACATTGGTAACGGTGGCTACTGATGTCCAATAGGTTTGCCAGCGGACCCAAAGCGATTGCCATGTGCGACCGCTGCGGTCAGCAATACAAACTCAAACAGCTCAGAACGGAAGTCATCAAGCAGCGCAAGTATGAGCTGCTGGTGTGCCCGGAGTGCTGGGACCCAGATCAGCCGCAGTTGATGCTTGGAACATTCCCTGTGGATGACCCGCAAGCGCTCAGGAACCCACGTAGGGACACCACCTACATCACATCTGGTTTAAACGATGATGGGAACCTGTCCGGCGGATCGCGGGACATTCAGTGGGGCTGGAACCCGGTGGGTGGGTCAAGATCGTTTGATACGCTTCTTACACCCAACACATTGGCGTTGACTGTGCTGATCGGCACGGTGACAATATCGGTATCTTAAAGGAGTCTGACATGGACGCGAAAAAGGCAGTTCGTAAACACGAAGCAAACATGCACCCCGGTGCAAAACCGACCAAGCTTGCCAAGGGCGGCAAGACAAACTTGCAGATGAAAGAATACGGGCGTGGCATGGCCAAGGTCATGAACCAGCGCGTATCGTCTGCACCCAAGGGGAAATGACATGGCTAAATTCAGTCAAAAGATGATGGGCAAAGAAGTTGGTCAAGCCAGCGTCTATGCCAAGCCCCACACGATGGATGGCAAGGCCGGTACAGGCATGAAGGTCATGCAAGACCCCAACACCTTGGCCGCAAACAAGATGACGCGCTACACTGCCACGCCCCGCGTGAGCACCAACGATCCCGGCGCAGATAACGTCAAGACCACTGGCATTAAAATCCGTGGTACTGGTTGCGCCACTAAGGGCACCATGGCCCGAGGTCCAATGGCATAAAACATGAACTACACCGAGTTGAAGACCAACATTGCTGACATCTGTGAAAACGAGTTCACAGCGGATCAGTACGCCATGTTTACACAGCAGGCGGAACAAAAAATCTACAACACGGTGCAGTTGGCCAACTTGCGCAAGAACGTCACTGGTACGCTAACTGCAAGCAACAAGTATCTGGCAGCGCCAAATGATTTTCTGTCGGTGTACTCGTTGGCCATCTACCCGGCAGCAGGCGGGAACTATGAGTTCTTGCTGGATAAGGATGTGAACTTCATCCGTCAGGCGTATCCCAATCCAGCCACTACCGGAAAGCCCAAGCACTACGCCATCTTCGGCCCTCAGTCGAGTGATGTAAACGAGTTGACGTTCATCTTGGGTCCAACTCCAGATGCCACGTACAACGCAGAATTGCATTACTACTACTATCCAGAGTCCATCGTGACCGCCGAGGAAACGTGGTTGGGCGAAAACTTTGATTCTGCACTGCTTAACGGCGCTCTGGTTGAGGCCATTCGCTTCATGAAGGGCGAGGCCGACATGGTGAAGTTGTACCAAGACATGTATATGCAGGCAATTGCTCTGCTCAAGAACTTGGGTGACGGCAAACAACGCACCGACACGTACCGTGACGGTCAGACAAGGATTAAAGTGTCATGACAATCGCGCAAACCGCAACCACATCGTTCAAGGTAGAGCTGCCGCAAGGCATCCACAACTTTGGACCCACATCGCCCGACACATTTAAGATCGCGCTGTACACCGCTGCCGCCAATCTGGACGGCTCTACTGCTGTTTACACAACGTCTAGTGAAGTTGTTGGTACGGGGTACGCGGCGGGCGGCAACACGCTGGTCATCACAACCACACCTGTGGCTGCAAACAACAGTGCCAACGTGCCGACTGCTTACTTCAGCTTCGCCAACTCCTCATGGACAAGCGCAACCTTCACTGCTCGTGGCGCTCTGATCTACAATTCGACCGAGGGCAACAAGTCCGTGGCTGTGTTGGACTTTGGTGCAGACAAGACCGTGAGCAACGACACTTTCCAAGTCATTTTCCCAACTGCCGATGCCAACAGTGCCATCGTGCGTATCTCCTAAGGACCCATCATGGAACACAGCAAAGCCTCAGACAGCGTTACAGCAGGCATGATTACAAACCGTGTAGGCGGTGAACGTGTTGGCGCTGGCGGTGTGTTCACCGTCACTTGCGTTGGAGCGGACGGCAAAGAGAAGTGGTCTGACACCTTCCACAACCTTGTGGTCAATCAAGGCTTGCAGGACATGAACAGCAAGTATTTTGTGGGCTCTGGCTACACCGCCGCTTGGTACTTGGGTCTGGTCCAAGGCCCCGGCTCCGGTACAACCTTTGCCGCTGCGGACACACTGGCCTCACACGCAGGTTGGACTGAGCTTGTGCCCGGTACGGCTTACACTGGCAACCGCAAGACAGCCACATTTGGCACGGCCACCACGGCTGACCCATCAGTGATTTCCAACTCTGCATCTCCTGCTTCGTTTGCCATGCTGGTGAACGGCACTGTGGTTGCTGGTGCTTTGCTTGCCAGTGTAAACAGCGGTACGTCCGGCATCTTGTTCTCGGCTGGTGACTTCACTGGTGGCGATAAGACTGTGGACAACGGCGACACGCTGAACGTCACGTACTCCTTCTCGCTCGACGCAGCCTAACGGGATGTGCGGTGTTTGGTGATGTCACTTTTGCCCAAGCACCCTTCGCCTCTTTAGGCGGAAATACGTTTTCCGTCTCCGCTTCAGAAACCGCAACCACAGCGGCTTCTTTTGAGGCCCCAAGCGTTGTGCGAGGAGGCATCTTAAGCGAGACTGCCACGGGTCAGGATGCTTTTGTAAGCCAAGCCACAATGGTGGCTACGCAGTCAGAGACAGCCACAGCAGCAAACGTACAGTCGGTCATTGCAACCATGGTTGCCAGCATGCTGGAGCAGGCCGGAACCACTGACGCGCAAACAGCAATCGGTACGTTCTTGGCGGCACGCTCTGAATCAGCAACAGCTACCGATGCACAGTCGGTGATTGGTACATTTGCCGCAGCGCAGGCAGAAACGGTTACCGGGGCGGACTCCACAAACCGGGCATTACTGATTTCAGTGGCTATTGCAGAGAGCGCCACTGGCACAGCAACGCAGGTGTCGCAGGTCATCTTCACTGGCACTGTTGCAGAAGCAGTAAGTGCCCTGAGCTCACTGGGTGTCATCAAGACCGCCAACGTGTACCCAACTGGCGTTCAGCTCACCATCAGCATTGGCGGGGCGCTGGTCTGGGCGGTAATTGACGACAGCCAGACTCCAAACTGGCAAAATATCACCAATACCCAAGGTAGCGGCTGGACTGTTGTAAATGATGCGCAGTCCCCCGGCTGGACTCAGCTACCGTCGTAAGGATTCAAAATGGCATTGGTACTCAAAGATCGCGTCAAGGAAACCACCACAACCACTGGCACAGGCACAGTGACGTTGGCTGGCGCAGCCGCAGGGTTCCAGTCCTTTGTGGTTATTGGTGACGGCAACCAGACCTTCTACGCCATTGTGGACGCAACGTCTGGCGCTTGGGAAGTCGGTGTTGGCACATACACATCCTCGGGTACAACCCTGTCTCGGACCACTGTGGTGTCGTCCAGCAACGCTGGGTCGTTGGTGAACTTTGGCGCTGGCTCCAAGGATGTGTTTGTTACCTACCCGTCCTCCCGTGCGGTGTATCTGGACGCTGCGGGCTCTGCTGTCACCACGCTGG